AATAGTCTCTTTAACACTTTCTTCAATTGAGTTTTGAATTTCTCTGAGACATAAAATACGCAATTTACTTTGCATTGCTAATATAATTAACGCTATTGATACATTCTCAGTTTTACCGCCGCCCCTCCCTCCGTAAAGAATTTTCAAACGCGCGGGCTTAAACAAGAAACCTAATTTTTCTGGAAATTCTACTTCAAGCATTTGATTGAACTTCTTTAGGTCTAATCACTCGCCCTTTTAAAGCTTCTGATCTTTTTCTTTTACTTTCGTCAGAATGCTTTCTGCCAATTTGACCTTTAGATTTATTTAAGCGAGCTTCTTCAGTATCTTTTCTACCTTTTAATCTTTGAGACTGAGCTTTACCTACACTAGGGTTGCGTTTCTTTCCTGTTATAGCTGCTGTAATTTTAGCCTGCCACTCAGGAGACTTTGTGCGTCCTTTGCGATTTTTAGACATTAGCTCTTTAGTTTCTTTAGAATGAAAAACACCTGTTCTGTTATCTGCTATTTTACAAATATTATAACCTACTTCTCTATTCCAGCACTCAGTTAAATCTAAATAGTGCTGCTCATGACATATGAGATTTTCTTTATCGCATTCTTCTAATATTACAAACTCAAACGAAACATTCCAATATTTTAGCCAAGCTGCTTGAAGGTGCCCGTTAGGATGCTCGTTAGAATTTAAAAGTCGTTTGTGTCTATTAAATCTGCGAGTAAAGTCAACGGCGCTTCCTATGTAGAATTTGCCATTGACCTTATTTAGAATTTTATAAATGCCCGACTTAGCCACTACTGTTGATAGCCCCAAGAATTAACATTCACAGCAGTAGCAGTACCATTAGCTGTAGTAGTGATAGTGATGGCAGTGTTAGCAGCATTAGCAGAAATACAAGGGCTAAAGTTGGCACTAGCCACAGTCTTACCAACAGTGGCTGAATTAACGTCAGCCTGATAAACTTGTGAAGATCCGACTAAACCAGCCACAGTAATAGGGCCTACTGTGGCTGTGCCTCCTATAGCTTGAACGTTAAAGCCACAAATAAATGTAGTTTTGCCAGTGGTAGAAGCTGCTAACGTGCCAACTACAGCCGCAGTAGAACCAGCAGCGTTACCTGTAATGCCACCGCCGGGGGAAGAATTTACAGTAGGAAGCGGGCTAGTCTCAGCAACACTCTCGCAACTAGGAACACCCTGAGTTGATTGAGTACCATTTAAAAAGCAAGGATTGCGGGACGTTTGCGCTTGCGCTACAGTAGTAGCTAAGATCATTCCCAAAATTAAAAATAACTTTTTCATATATCACCTAAAAAGATGCCGGACCTATTTCTAGGCCCGGCAGTCAGGGAGGAACTTATGCGCTTTCGTTCTTATACCAAGTGCAAGCACCAGCCGCAGTAACCTTAACTACTTTGTAAATTGCGCTTTTACTAGCAGTTTGAGCTAACACAGCATCAGCAGCACTAGGAAATACAGTATCACCAGCAGCAGGAAATACGCCTAAAGCATCAGCACTTAGATTAGCAATAAAGATTTGCAATCCTGCGTAACCTTTAGGAAGCGTCACAGCATCGTTAGCGTTAGCTGTGGTAACAGCAGCGGAACCAGATGTAATCTTAGTACCGCCTGCCTGTGTTTGAGTAGTAGAAGCAGTAGCCGTTTGAATTGAGAAAAGCTGGTTATTAATAGCGTTAGCCCAACTTCCCGGTAGCAACTGCTTACTAGTAAGAAACGTTAATAGCGTTTCGGCAGCAGATGATAAACCCATATCAGTAATCCTTTCTATAAGTTTTGAGGATTACTGAGTGCGGAACCAAACGCCAGCAGTTGCGCTTGTCTTGCTGTAGATATACTCAGTGCAGGAAGCTGCGCCAGTAACAACAGGAACCAGAGTGGCAGTCTGCACAGCCGGGTTAAACGTGTTGCCAGTACCACCAGCGAGGGTAAGAGCAGTAACAATCTGAGTACCGCAGATACCAATACGCTGCCCGTTAACCATAGTAGCAGAAGCAGCGGGCATTGTAACAGTATAAGCAGCTATAGTGCCAGCAGGATTAATAATCAACTGGCGAGTTTGCGCCGTAAGAACAACACTTTCGCCAGTAAGTGGAACAGTAACCGTAAGAACACCACCGCCAATAGCAGTTAACGGAGTATTCATAGTCTGAGGAGTTGCGCCATTAGCAGCATGGGTATCTGTAATAACAGTCTCATAGCCGGTCAGAGCAGTAGGACCAGCAGGAGCATAGGCGTTACAAACACCACCATTACCATAGCGCAAGCACTGCGTATCAGCCGGAACGTTTAACGTAGGATAACCAGCGCCAGTACCACCAGACTGCGTAGTATACTGACCGTAGGCAACTCCTAACGTAGCGATCAAACCAAATAAAGCATAACCAAGTTTCTTTAACATCTTTTAGCTCCCAAGTTTTCGCACTATTGCGAAGCAGTTAAATCATCCAGCTTTCACCAGCTTAATTACTGGTGAAGGTAAACCTGTAACATTAGCGATTTCTGATTTAACATTTGGGGCTTCATTTAATATTGTAGGCTTAGTGTCAGTGGCCCTCACTAAAACAATTTTCAACTCATTGTTGGTGTTGTTAATAGTCTTAGTAGAGTTATCAATCTCAACTTTACCAGTGTAGCCTAAAATCTCAGAATACAATTTAAAAAAACTATGCCTGTCTTTAGCTTCAATAGTAGGCCGCATAACTCCATTGATTAAAACTTTTTCCCCTTCAGCCAACGCTAGCACCTTAGCTGCCAATTGTTCCCTGTCAAGTGGCGGCTGGCTCAACTCTAAAGTTTTTAAATAAGCATCGCGCGTAGCTAGCACTACAGGGTCCATTATCCAATTGGATGCTGCCCACAATGCTTTGCCAGTATCCTCGCCAAATACTTTGCAACTAGCTTCAAATGGATTTGAAGCCTTGGCTAATTCTATACCGTATTGCTTTTTTAAATTTTCATCTGATTGATAGGCAGGAGCTTCCACCTTTACCCAAGGTGCCACAACCTTTGGTTCATCAGGCTTGTCTACCGTAAATGTGAAATTGCTGGCCCAACTCATGTGCAACACATAGCACAGATTTTAAAAAGCGAAAGGGGCTTCCACCAGCGACGAATGGAAACCCCTTTGCTCAACGGAATAAACTGTGGGGACACAGCTACCCGGAAATGCGGCTTTCCAGCCAACATCTATACCCTACAAAGAAAAACAGCCCCCCGTCAAGGAGGCTGTTTAACCCGGTACTTTACCAATTGCGACCCGGAGCAATCTCTAAGCAAGGGTACATCCACCCTGCTTTATGATCCTCACTTAACACTGGCTCAGTTAAATGGCAAGTGTGTTTCGATATTATTTTTAACTTTAGAGCAGACATAACGCGGCGAAAACGTGATGGTTTCGGTTCCATTGTGGGAACTTTAATTCTTAAGGTAGTTCCAACTGGCCCCCATTGCTGGCCTTTAGCAAATAAAACATTTTCTGTGATTTGATCTACCCATTTACTAGTATGAGTTTTGGTTATTTCAATCAATTTGCCATAGGTGCTATTTTTAAAAGCAAGCTGTTTTTCATCGTCTAATTCGTTTTGCCTAATCTGCTCCTGCCTCTTAACCGCATCAATGACGATACGATCAAAATTCATATGCGTCCATTTAAGATAGCATTTGGAAAATCTTTTAAAATATTCTATATGCTCGTTCATTATTAATGCCCACAATTAGATTAATTGGTGCTAGCTGTAAGACTTGAACTTACGACCTATTCATTACAAGTGAATTGCTCTACCTACTGAGCTAAGCTAGCGTCTGAATGGCAGGACTTGAACCTGCGGCCCCTTGCTCCCAAGGCAAGTGCTCTACCGGGCTGAGCTACATTCAGTTAGTTGTGATTGGTGCGGGCTATCGGACTCGAACCGATATGGATTTCTCCGAGAGATTTTAAGTCTCTTGCATATACCAATTTCGCCAAGCCCGCTAAATCACTAATTCATGTTTTCCTTAGTTCGTCGCAACTGGCCTAGCTTAGCGTCATGCTGTTCAATAACTTCACCCAATGCTTTATGCGAGAGTTTAACCACTTCATAGAGCATAGCTATTTTAGCTACAGGTTGCGCTACTTCTTGACCATTTTCCATAAATGTAATTACACCAACTTCATTCATATGAATGTTAAAGCCATTGGCGTAAATACTCATACCTTCACCTTCAAATCTTTCTTAATACTATTGAAGTATCGCCCTGCACTCTCAGCACTGATTAGCATACGATAGATAGCAGGGTCAACATCTTCATAAATGTATTCTTTGCCATTGCTAAACGTTACTGACATTTCCTTAGTTTCATCGTCATAGCCGCATGACGATAGCATTGCTGAGTTAATGAATTGGAAGCTGTGTTTCATAGTTACATCCCCATCTTGGCGTTCATCCAAATTCTAATGGATTTTTCTTTATCCTTTAAAGCTCGCATGTCTAAGTCCGCTTCTGCTGCTCGCCTATAGGTATTGTATATTTTGTGCTGCTCTGTTTCATTATCAGCTAAATCATTTAGCAACGCTTCTAATGTTTTAGTAGCTAACAATGCTTGCTTTTCATCCATCTTTTCTACCCCTTCTTAACCTCTAAGTCAACATCAGACATCGCCATAGTCTCTACTGAGCAATGATTAGTAATAGCCCAAAAAGTCATACGCCCAAGCCATCGCCTATCATCAGCCTTACCGTAATCAATTCGTTTTTCTTCTACTAAATCATCATTTTTTAAATTATAAATCAATACCAAAATTGGCATATGCTTATTGATATCTTTAAGCGGTACGTTTTCTGCTCCACTACGGTATGTCATTTTGAAACCCAATGAATGCAGCCAAACTTAGGACCAGTTAAAAATCCCCATCCTTCATCATCTTCTACAGAAACTTCATCAACGCATATTTCAACAATAGGAATATTGTAACCTAACTTAAATTTTCTAGAGCCACAACCTCCTAGATGATTGTCATCATTTTTAGACCAATATACACAGCCATCACAAGTTTTCATCAGTAGCATTCCAGCTTATTAGTATAATGATTTTTACGGCATCGAAGCATATTGTCTAAAACAAATTGCTCAGTAGCTAGTTTTTCTGTACCCACATTAGCAGGAGCCGGAATGCAAACCCCTTTAGTACCATATCCAGCGGCTATAGTTTTGCACTGATCCTCATGATAAGGCAGCGGCATAACAATAGTAGTGCTGTTTAACCACAATACTAAGAAAAACATATCAACGCTCCACAATAAAAGGAGGCTTGTGTTCCATCATTGATGCATCAAGCACAGTGTTCTTAATAGCTTCCAAAGTCTTAAGTTCATCTTTAGAAATTAAAGTCACACCACCCTTAATAAGCCACTGGTACAGTTTTTCCATAACATCGCTCTCATTAGCGTTAGCAATGTAGGGAAACAAAACCTTATGGTAAAGCTCTAGCACAATCTTACGATTGCGATATTCGTCCTTGTCAATGTTAAGAGCTGTGGCTGTATTCATGATTTCCTCATTTAAAACAAATTAGAGCAGCAATGAGCCAAAGTACCCCACAAACTTCAGCTTTGTGGCTCTGTTCTATATTTTGATTAAATGCTTGTCTAAAAGATATAACCATACCTATAACAAACATTGCAGCCGGGAGAAGCCCAAAATACCACATTTTCCATTTCCTCATTTAAACATTTAAAAGGGGCTGGCTAAACCTTGAGAGAAAAGCCAGCCCCGATAGATAATATAGTTACGTGATGCAATAACTATTAGTCTTAGATGGTACGCGAAATCAACGCACCAGCTTCAGGAGCAGTCCAACCACCAGACTGATAGCCAGCTTCAACCGGGCGAATGGTAAACTTACGGTTATACTTCTTCACCGGAAGTTCAACAGTTTCCGTCTGCTTCGAACCATCAGCGTTAAGCACAGCCTTCTTGGTCTGCTTATCTCGTACAGCGCGGGTAACAGTTTTCATTTCGCCAGTTGGCTCGCTGTACTTGTCATTCTGAGCAGAGACAGTGCTACCAAGAGCCTTAACAGCATCGCCCTTCTTATGCTCACTGTTGCCAGAGAAGAACACACCACCAACAGGAAGCTCAGCAAAGGGGTACTTCGC